CATAGTGTTCGTAAAGAAGCTATAAAGTATGGGTATAGGAGTGGATTAGAACATGCCATCTCCCTATACTTAAAGGAACATAAGCATAAGTATAGCTATGAATCCATTAAGATAGAGTGGGAAGACCTAGCCTATCGCACCTATACCCCTGACTTTATATTAAACAATGGTATTATAATAGAAACAAAAGGAAGGTTCTTAACAACAGATAGAAGGAAACATTTGTGTATTAAGAAGCAACACCCCAAGCTAGATATTAGATTTGTATTTACAAACAGTCGAAGTAAACTAAGCAAAGGTGCGAAATCTACATATGCAGAGTGGTGTATTAAACATGGCTTCAGATACTATGACAGGATAATACCTGAAGATTGGTTAAAAGAAAAAGGTAAGAATAAGCATCCAAGTTTTATAAAGTTCACGGATAAGAAAATAAAAAGGAGTTAGCCAATGGCTACAAAAAATAATATATTACGTGAAGACTACATAATAAGAGTAAGACCCACGCTAGATAAGCAATTTAAATGGAATGGTATTGTAGAGGTTTCGATAATAGCCAACCCTAAGAATAGAATGAAGGATGATGACTACTATTCAGTGCTCCATCTTTGCAAACTAATGTGTGCAACAGTGCCTATAATGGAAACAGATGACTCACTAAGAGAAGATTTAACTGATTATGTTGATAATGTTGTTGACAAAGAGTACCATGATATGATAGAAGGTAAAGACAAAAGCAGTGCTACAATATTAAACGTAGAGGATAATGTTATACACATATCTATTGATTCTAGTACAAAGGGTAATGCCTAATGAGACACATGGAGTATATGAAAATGAAACAAGAACAAGCAGATTTTAAAGACATGGTTAATAGTCCTGTTCATTATAACAAAGCAGGTGTTGAAACGATTGATGCCCTTGAAGCTATGTTAGTTGATGGATTTGATTACTACTTACAGGGTAATATAGTTAAGTACCTATGGAGATTTAGATACAAGAATGGTGTAGAAGACTTAAAGAAAGCACAGTGGTATTTGAATAAGCTTATTGAGGTCTATGATGATAAGAGTTAAAGTATTTCTTACACTAGATATAGACCCTGAAGAATACCCAATACCTGCTGATGAGAATGTAGCATTAGAAATAGAAGAAGGAATACAGGAATACTTTTATGATGTTGACGGTGCAGTGATAAAGAATATTAAAACAATAATGGAGTGAAATAAATGCTGAGAAACTATTTACCAACGGATTACCAAAACTTCATAGCACTCTCTCGCTATGCAAGATGGAAGGATGACGAACAACGCAGAGAGAATTGGGGAGAGACTGTCGATAGATATTTTGATTATATGAGTAATCATCTTAGCAAGAATCATTCGTACAATATTACAAAGGCTCTCAAGGATAAGCTCACAGAGCAGATAATGTCGCTAGGTGTAATGCCTAGCATGAGAGCTTTAATGACAGCAGGACCTGCCTTAGACCGTTGCCATGTGGGTGGTTATAATTGTAGCTACATACCTGTCGATAGTCCACGTTCATTTGATGAATGTATGTACATACTTATGTGTGGTACAGGTGTAGGCTTCTCTGTTGAACGTGAGAATGTAGACAAGTTACCTATAGTCAATGAACACTTTGAAGATAGCACTACTATCATTACTGTTGGTGACAGTAGACCCGGTTGGGCAAAGTCAATACGAGAACTTATTGCTATGTTATATGTAGGACAAGTACCTACATGGGATGTATCACAGGTTAGACCAGCAGGTGCAAGGCTCAAGACTTTCGGTGGTAGAGCATCAGGACCTGCACCATTAGTTGAGTTGTTTCAGTTCTGTATACAGAAGTTCAAGGGTGCTAAAGGTCGAAGACTATTTCCTATTGAGTGTCACGACATCATGTGTAAGATTGGTGAAGTGGTAGTTGTAGGTGGAGTCAGACGTTCTGCTCTCATCTCTTTGTCTAACTTAGGCGATGACCAAATGAGACATGCCAAGTCAGGTAATTGGTGGGATAATGAAGGTCAAAGGTCATTAGCTAATAACTCTGTAGCATTTAAAGGTAAGCCTGAGATGGGTACATTCATGCGAGAATGGACTGCATTATACGAATCTAAGTCAGGAGAACGTGGCATCTTTAATAGACAGGCTGCCAAGGTTAAGGCATTAGAAAACGGTAGACGAGATGCAAACCATTACTTTGGTTGCAACCCATGTAGTGAGATTATTCTTAGACCATATCAGTTCTGTAATCTTACAGAGGTGGTGTGTAGAGTCACAGATGACATCAACTCCTTGAAAGAAAAGGTACGTATAGCTACTGTACTAGGCACATTTCAAGCTACTCTTACAAACTTCAAGTATCTACGTAAGATATGGAAGGATAATACAGAGGAAGAAAGACTATTAGGAGTTTCCCTAACAGGTATTCTTGATTGTCCTATATGGACAGAAGAGATATTAGAAACCCTAAGAGATGTAGCAGTAGAAACTAATAAGAAGTTAGCTAAAGACTTAGGTATTCCTCAGTCAACTGCAATCACTTGTGTCAAACCTAGTGGCACAGTTAGTCAATTAGTTGACAGTGCTTCAGGTATTCATGCTAGACACAATGACTACTATGTTAGAACTGTACGTGGGGATAACAAAGACCCTATCACACAGTTTATGAAAGAGAGTGGCATACCATCTGAGCCTGACGTTATGAAGCCTGACAGTACAACTGTGTTTAGCTTTCCTATGAAGTCACCATCAGGTGCTACTACACGAACTGACATGACAGCTATTGAACAGCTAGAGTATTGGTTAATGTTTCAGAGACATTGGTGTGAGCACAAGCCTTCTGTCACCGTGTCTGTTAAGGAAGATGAGTGGATGAAGGTAGGAGCATGGGTATATGAGAACTTTGATGAGGTATCAGGTATATCATTCTTACCCTTCAGTGACCATACGTATGCTCAAGCACCTTATCAAGACATAGAAGAAGCAAAATACTATGCCTTACTAAACGACATGCCTACTTCTATTGATTGGTCTAAGTTAGCTGATTATGAGAAGGAAGATACTACTACAGGTGGAAGGGAGTTAGCTTGCACAGCAGATGCATGTGAAATAGTTGACATTACCTCTAGTTAATGTTAGAAGGTAGTGCATTACTTTGGTGGCAATGGTGGTTATTAATAGCCATTTCCATCAACACTACGATAAACTTAATTGTATTCTTCAGAGGTAGGAAGCTACATATAAAAGAAATACTACATCTTAAACCCAAACGAAAAGGAATTACTAATGGAAAAACTAGCACCAAGTAAGAAGAATAGAAAGAAGTTTGATATTGATTTAGAGTATGGTCAGGTAAGAGAGAAGAAAGTAGCAGACATGTTACAAGGTAAGAAGATTGAGGTCAAGAGTGAGAGAGGTATGTGGCAACGCACAGGTAACATAGCTATTGAATTTGAAAGCTATGGTAAACCTAGTGGTATAGCTGCAACTGAATCTGACTATTGGTTTCATAATCTATGTGTAGGAGATGAAACATTCTGCACATTAGTCTTTGATGTCAATAGTTTAAAAAAGATTATAGATAAACTTGACACAAAGAAATGGGTAGCAGGTGGAGATAACAAAGCTAGTAAGATGTACTTAGTTAGCCTACAGAAGTTGTTCTCCTCTGATGTAATTAAAACATTTAAGGGAGATGAAACATGAGAGACATAATAATAGGAGCACTGAAGAGTAAGCTATTAGGACAGATGAATAGTCATATAGCTAACATAGAAGTTATGCTAACTAATCCAGTAGGTGTGGGAGACCACCCTACTATAGTTGATACTATAGAGAAAGAACTAGGAGCATTAGAACATGCTAACGGAAAGCTAAATAACTTGGTTAGGTTCTTTGAGAGGAGAGAAGAAAATGCTACAGCAGAAGAGAAAACGCAATCCAAATCTAAGTAAGTATGATGCACCTTTAAAGATACAGTTTACTAAAGGTATGACAGACTTCAAGAGAGGTAGGGCAATTAATCCCTACCACCCCAATACTATGCAAGCAAGAGAGTGGGTGAGGGGTTTCAATGTATCCTACTTTCAACGACTAGAAAGGGTGAAGAAGGATGAAGATAGAAGAAGAAGCGAGAAAATTCATGCAGGATAAATTGATTATAACTGAAGTAATGACTGCTGACTTTTATGAATCACAGGCAGGACATACTGCTATCTTCCCTAAAAACAAAGCCTTGGAGTACTTAGCACTAGGTATGACGAGTGAAGCAGGGGAAGTTGCAGGTAAAGTAAAGAAACTTATACGTGATGGGGAAGATGTGGAAGGCTTTGAAATGAAGAAGATTGCCATAGCATCAGAGATAGGTGACGTACTTTGGTACTGTGCTATGATGGCTAAAGAAGTTGGTGTTCCATTGGGCGATATTATGCAGGATAACTTGAACAAGTTGCATGGTAGAAAAGAACGTGGCACACTGCAAGGGTCAGGTGATAATCGCTAACAAATAGTAGGGGGTATGGTAGTTACTTACGAGAGCCTAGTGCTTTTCTAAGAGTCTTACCATACTTCTCTCCAATTAATACAAGTGTTTGTATGTCCTTCATTTTAGAAGCATCAGCAGGTCTGCCTTTTTGTTTAATAAACTCTATAGTTGCCCATGCCCTATTTGATTTAGTCAGCCTTTTATAATCTGTCATCGCTTTAATATAAGGACCACCTGCTCCTATTTTACCATCCTTTAACTGTTGTTTTAAAGCACTAAATTGAAGGTCTATCAATGGCTTTAGGTTTACTTGCATGTATTTCTCTTTACTTACTGACTTCTTAAAACCCACACTTAATTTCCTATAATCCTTTTCAAGTCTTTTTTCTAGTGACTGAGCAACATCAACTATTGCAGGTATAGCTTCACGAAGTATAGCATTTTCAAATCTTCTTACCTTTGGTGACTCAGAATTACTTCCAAGTTTATAATCTACATAACCTAATTCTTTTAAATATTCGCCATCTTCATTGTCTGCTGTTGATAAACCAAATCCAAAAATAACACGTGTGGCAGGTGATAACCTTTTCTTTTCATCCTGAAACAAAAACTCACGTTTAGGTGCATCAGCTTCTGACTTACCACTGAGGTCTGTAAATCCACGTTGGTCAAAGGGTCTTCTCATTTCATTCATCAAGTTTGTACCAAAACTAAAAGTAGGTTCTGGTGCTAAATCTTTATATGTTGTACCCCTATTGCCTGTTACTCTCTGTGCTTCAAGCAGTTGTGCATATGGAACTGCCCATGTTGATAGGTAATTACCTAATATTTTACCTGTAATTTTACCTGTCCTAGCCATAACACTTAAATCGCCACCACCTGTTACTCCCTGTATTATATCTTGAACCAAACCATTACCCACACCTGTACGTATATTAGTACCTATAAAAGTTTCAGCAAATTCTTTGGCATCAAACCAATCATCAAGTGTACCATCATTAGCTTTTTCCATTGCCTTAGCAATATAAGCATACTGTCTTAGTGGGTATAAAGGAGAGAGGTCTAATGTTGCACCATTACCTACAGGCAACTGTTTATAATCAGTCGGAGACTTACCATCTTCAGATAAAAACTTATATCCTTGATAGAAACCACCGATTGCTGCTACCCCTACAATGTTTCTTGATATGCGTTGTCTGTCTTTAGCAGTAATAGGACCTCTCAATGGAGGTACTATTAAACTCATTATTTTTCTTGTTAAGGGTATAGAAGCACCTGCAGCATACTGACCCATTAATTCCATGCTAGTAAACATAAAACGAGGGAAGGGCATTAATACTGTACCTATAATACTCCTAGTAAGTAGTCTAGATATTTCTTTATATATCCATGTGTCTGGTTCTTTTGCATAAGAAACATCCATTGCTCTTTTTGCAGCATCAGCAGATAATTCGTTAAAGGA